TATCTGTCGGGCGACCACAACAGCTAGACACACAACACCGAGACCGGGTCATCTACTCACGTGAGTAGGTGGCCCGGTCGCGTTGGGGAGAGAGAGACACACAATGCATGTCGACGTGATCGCGTCCACCACCCTTGGTGACCTCCCGATGTGGGAGGCGTACGCATACGACGCGTACACCGAGGACAAGACAACCGATGCTGACGCACTCGCCGAAGCGGCGGGCCGTATCTGTTACAAGTCGTTCAAGCGACCCAACCCCAACACCGCAGCAAACGCCGACTACTTGGCAAACATCCTGCGGCAGGGTCATTACTCGGTTCTGGAACACTCGTCCGTCACGTTCCTTGTGCGGGGTGTCTCGCGTGCGCTGCTCGCCGAGCTGACCCGACACCGTCACCTTTCGTTCTCTGTCGTCTCGCAGCGATACGTGAACTACGCCGACACCAAGCCCGTCATTCCCCCGGCGCTGCGAGGCACGGCAGAGGCCCGAGCGCTTTACATGAGTTACAAGCGGCAAGTAATCAGGTACGCGCAGGTAGTTGACTCGCTCACGTCCCAGGGACTCAAGCGCAAGGAAGCCCGCGAGGCTGCACGCGCATTTATTCCCAATGCTGCCCCGGTCGACATGGTGGTTACCGGCAACCTTCGCGCGTGGCGTGACGTTCTCGGTAAGCGGCATCACGTGGCGGCTGACGCTGAGATCAGGGAGTTCGCGGGTCTCGTCCTAGGTCACCTTCGGAACGTCGCTCCTGCGAGCGTTCAGGACGTTCCCACGGCCCCATACGGGAGTGATGCCGAGTGATCGCATGGGTTGAGGATGACGACGATTGCCGCTACTGCGGTGGTCAGCGATGCATGGACGACAACGAGGAGAGTGGCGAATGAACATCTACTACGGCCCCGAGGACAACGCCGCCGAGATCATCGGCACGGTGGACACCATCGGCGGATATGAGTTCAACATGTTGGGTGTGTTCAAGCGTGTTGAGGACGGCGCGCTTTTCTGGGACACCGATAACGGCTGCTCGTGCGTCTCGCCGTTCGATGATTCCGACTTCAGCAACATGACCCGGATTACGGACCCGTCCGAGTTCGCCAAGTCCGCGCGTACGTGGCTTCGTGAGTCGTACGGCGCGAGTGCCGATGACCGGGACGCGATAGAGCGACTGATTCGCACGGTACGCCGACGGTTCCACACTCCGAAGGTGGTCAAGTAACCATGTACGTACTCACCGAGGGTTGGTATTCGGACATGGAGATTAAGGGCGTGACGTACGACGAGACGCAGGCTAGAGCGTGGTCGGACAGCGACACGTACCGCGAATGCCGGGGGCCGTTCGAGATGGGGTGGCCGAGTGCCGACTAGGGCCGAGGAGCACCGAGACGCGTTCCTGTGGGAACTCGGCAAGCTGAGCAAGACGCACGGTGTGTACGTGGGCGGGTGCGGCTGTCTCGGTAGCCCGTTCCTGTACCGGCCGGACGGCCGAGGCGCCGCCTACGGGCTCAAGTGGGATGCCATCAAAGACCGTTACGTGACCGAAGGAGAGTAGTGGACCCGCGCGAATCGAAGCTTCCGAAGTGGGCACAGTCTGAACTGTCCACGCTGCGACGAGAGTTGAGCATCGAGCGGCAGCGCAACGCAGAGCTACGGGGCGACGTGCCCAACGCCAACACGTTCGTTCTCGACTACGGGCGCGAGAGTGTGCCGCTTCCGCGTGACGCTCGTGTGCAATTCGACTTGCGCAAGGATGACGGGCGGGTACGTCAGTCGGTCCAGTGCTACATAGAAAGCGGGATGTTGCGGATTCAGGGTGACTATTCCCTAATCCTGCATCCCCGCGCGTCCAATTCGTTTTTCGTGGCATTGGAGAATTACCGATGACGCGTCCCACATGGGACGAATACTTTATGAGCGGGGCGCAGTGGGCAGCTACTCGCGCCGACTGCACCCGCTCACAGGTGGGGGCCGTTCTCGTGAACGCACATCATGAGGTGAGGGGCACCGGCTACAACGGTGCCCCCGCCGGGGTTCCGGGGTGCGCGAGTCAAGGCGCGTGCCCACGTGGGAAGTTGAGCGCGGACGAGTGTCCGCCGGACAGCAACTATGCCAACTGTGTTGCGGATCACGCCGAACGCAACGCGATTGCGCACGCTCCGGCGAACGAACTTCCCGGGGCGACCCTGTACGTCACCCGTGAGCCGTGCCCGCAGTGCTGGACACTCATACTCGCCGCTGGTATCGCGCGAGTCGTGACGCCCGGTGCGAAGTACCGTCGCGCGACCAACTAGCCCCCGTTGTGCGGGAGTTGGGGGAGGGTCACCTACTCACGTGAGGAGGTGACCCCCGATCGGATGGTGTACTGCGGGCCGAAACTGTGTAGTGTGCGCGTTGTTGGTCCGGACGGTCCGGGCCGACGGAGGGAGAGAGCGAACATGATGGGCACACTGAACGGCAAGCTTGTCCGCTGCGGGTTCCACGGCACCGAGTGCGACGGCAACATCTACCAGCCGCACCGCTTCGGCGTCGTCCCGTGTGGCTACAGCGCAGCGCACACCGCTAAGGGCGTCCCCGCAACGCAGATCATCGACTGTGGCCCGATCGTCGGAGAGATCGGCGCGTGTGACCCGTGCGCGGACTTTTACGAGCGCATGAGCTAGGCAGCGAACGGCCCCCGGACACTCACAATGTCCGGGGGCTTTTTGTGTTTTCTGGACTTGCGCGCATCGACCCGCGTACCCCATGATGAGCACACAACGACAGCAACGAAGGGGCGGGCAGGATGAACACCACGGTTGAGGCTCGGAACGGCAAGCACTTCGGAACCGTCCGCAAGGGTGACAGCATCCTGTACCGCACCCCCGGTTACTACACGGAAGGCATGGCGCTTGCCGACGCTAAGTGCTGGCTTGCCTTCCACGGAGAGAAGGCCATGCCGACGTACACCCTTTCTGTCCAGCCGATCAGCGGCACGTTCACCAATATTCCGATCAAGGGGGAGTACGGCACAAAGGCGGCAGCGTGGGAAGCTGTCCAGCGCACTCAGTATTCGGAGCCTGTGACCGTGTTCGAAGACGGCAAATCCATCATGACTTTCTCTTGGCAGTTCAAGACGCCGGATGAGCCGCACCCCACGTTGCCCAACACCGTGAACCGGGTTCGCGACCTGTGCAAGTGGACGCGCACCGGATGGGTTCAGACTGGCGTTCAGGCAGTGGGGATCGGTCGCAACCGATTCATTCGCACGGTCACCGTGTAACCACGATCAGGGCCCCCGCTTCGGCGGGGGCTATGGAGTGGCGGGAATAGCCCGCCCGGACAGGAGGTAAGAAAATGCGGAACGTGTGGCGAGTGGAATTTCCGGCGGAGAACGGGAAGACGTGGACGACGGAGGTAGACGCGCACGAGTTGACCGGCCCGACGACCGTTAAGCATCAGGTTTGGCTGTACCTCTGCCGTGAGGGTCACGACGTCGACCCGCTCACCGGAACGGCGGAGATCATCGGCACGGAAGAGTGACCACCTACTCACGTGAGTAGGTGACCAAAGACTGACCCCCCGTCATCGTGGCGGGGGGTCTTTTTGTGTTACCGGACGGTAACCTACGGTGACGATGTGACTACTGTTCATTGTGTTCATTGATCTTGATCCGGCGGTAGTAGTCGGCTGTACGCCTAAAGGAGGAGAGGGCCGGTAGGTGAAGACGTTCCCCGGTAGTACACCCTCCGTTCACCCGTGCGTGATGCTTTGGTTATGCCCGCATCATCGTTCGAAGTTCAACTAACGGTCACCGTTCTCGCCGTAGTCGACGGCCGAGAGGTGTGGTGTTCCTGCCCACAACTCAAAGAGCTAGGGGGCGTTGACCTAGTTCGGTCGTGGCGCGACGTTGCCGCCGTTCTACGGGGGCAAGGGGCCGTCGTGGGGTGTCTGTTGGCCGCAACCACCTACCGGGCCTACCGCGTCGCCGTACGGGGCGTTCTGTCCGGTCGGATGCTCGCCCTAGGGGAGTGGCGACAGTCGGACGAGACAAGCGCGTTCCGGGTGTTCGACGTGTGGACGGCCGAGGCGTATATACCGCTTGACCCGTCGGCGGTGCTCGCCGCGTAATCGATCATTGCTTGAATGTGTAAGTATTTTCCGGAATCACCTACTCCGCTTAGTGAGGATCAATGGCAAAGCGTGCGCCCGTTGTGTTGGCAGCGACGGCGACCCTTGGTGTGTTCGGTGTGCTGATGTGCGCGACCGGACAAGCGGCCCCCGCCGGGGGGCACATGTCCGATGCGCCGTTGCCGGTAGCCACGGAAGAGGACACCGAGCCGACCGAGCCGGAACCGATCCGGCCCACACCCGCCGTGAAGGGGTCTGACGGCCCCTCTATGGCCCCCGCAGCGTCCACGCCGACACCGGGACCGACGCACCCCGGAAAGCACGCCAAACGGCCGCCTACGGCCCCGGCCAAGCGAGCGCCGAAGAGCCGGACCCGGGAAGAGCCGAAGAGCAAGCCGAAGAGCAAGCCGAGCAAGCGTCCAAAGTCGCTGCTACGTAAGGGACTTGAGCGAGTGCTACCCGACACCAAGCACATACCCGATTGGGCGTTGCCCATCGTCGCCGAAGTGCAGAACGACGCCGTACCGGGCACGCAGGTGCAGGCGTATATGAACCGGTCCGGAAAGCTGGTTGTGTGGGCCCGTGTGACTGCCAAACCGGGGCCCGGACAAGGGGTGTTGCCCCGCGTGTCTATCAGGGACCAGGACCAGGACCAGCCGCTTACGGTCGACGTCCGGCTAGTGGTCGAGAACCCAACGACGGCGAGCAAGCGCGCCCCGTCGACCGTGACCGTTACGGCAATCGACCCGCAGACGGCCGAGCCGGTAACCCGCACCGCTGAAGTCACCGCGCCCGATGCCGTTGCCGACGTCACGGACAACACAATGCATGTCACCGTGGACAAGGTGGCCGAGGATGCCCCGGTTAGTGTCAACGCGTGAGAATCACATGGGCAATTGAGGGGCACGGCGCCGGTAGCGCCGACGTGGACGACGTGGATGCAGCGGCAAGGGCTCTAGCTGCCGCTGTGCGGGACGCATACGCGAAACATGGGGCGGGCGTCCAAGCGCATGTTTTGGCGTCCGTGGTAGCCCCTTTGCGGGCTTCACTCGTGACGGACGGCCGTTGGGAGGTAGAACGGGGGCGCGAGTGGTCAACGTCCAGGGGCGGCATTCTCGCCACGCTCTACCCCTAGGCCGGAACGTGTCGGTACCTTGCCCCCATGAGATCAACACATTCCATGATCAGGGCTAGGTACCGCATCGTTGCAACCCCCCTATCGGGCGGGTACAAAATCGCCGATGAGCACATGGGCGGGGCGTTCTGCTCGCTGCCGGACAAGGCCGGAAAGCTCATTGAGCTTCGGTTCCGTACCGGCCGAGCTGCACGCGATTGGCTGGCAGCGTGCAACAAGCTGGAGGAAATGTGAGTCTGCCATTGACGGACCGCTACGAGGTACGGCCGACGCTGTCCGGTGACGTGTTCGTGATTCACGATCGCGCGTTCGGCGCTGCGTGCGGTTTGGCTGGTTGCGTTCTTTCGTGGGAAACCCGGGCCGAGGCGAACGCGTGGTTGATGCACTGCTATCGCGTGTGGGGCACAGACCCGGCATTGGGAGAAGAGCCCCCGCCGTCTCGTAAATGGGGCGCCCGGCGGTATAGGCCGCGCCATGCTGGCTCGCCGTGGGCTACCTACGTGACCCCGGTGGAGCCGTGGGAAATCCCCTACCAGCGATAAGGAACCCCGGGCACTCACAATGCCCGGGGGTCCGTTCCTGACCCTATAGGCCGCCCCGGTCGCCCGTCCCCGTGGACGAGTGGCCGGGGCTTTCTGCTGTCCGGGCAAGGGGGCCGGTATCCCCGCTGTTTGCGGGCTCTACGCTGCCAGCATGATTCGGGTTCGTTGGGACGTGGACGGCGTAGGTAGTGGGGGCGCTTCGGCGGTTTCCATGGAGGCAGTGCCCGGGGTAGTAGACCGCGTAATTGCGGGGGCCGTCCGGCGGCATGTCGGGGGAGTGGTGGCACAGATGTTGCCCCGGATGCTGGCACCACTGACCCGCGCACTGGTCGCCGACGTCCGGCAGGAGCTAGCCGAGTCGGGACGCTGGGAGTACCGCGCCGAGGGGCTGTCCATCGTGGTCACGGAGGAGTGACCGGGGCACGTTTCCGCTGGTCAGAGGCTAAGTGCCCTAACTGTGTTAGCTTTTCAGTGCTCGTAGATGGGTCAGTTAAAGTTCTGATCATGACAGTGGGGTTGGTGTCCGGCATGGACAAGCACATAGGCGTTTACGGCCGTCAGTCGATGGGCCGCGAGAACGGTTCTGAAGTCAGCACCGTGACGCAGCGGGAAGCGGGCATCGAGCGAGCGCGCACGTTCGACCCGGTGCACATCGAGCTGTACGAGGATTTGGGGCTGTCGGCGTTCAAGGCGGAGGTAACCCGAAAGGACTTTGACCGACTGATAGCCGATTGCCGGGCGGGGAATATCAATGTCATCGTCGTTTACTACATATCCCGGCTTTCTCGCCGTGAGCCGCTGGAAATCATCCCGCTCGTTACGGAATTGCTGAATCTCGGCGTAACCATCGTCAGTGTCACCGAGGGTGAGTTCCGCAAAAACAACGTCATGGACCTTATCCACCTGATCATGCGCCTTGACGCGGCATACCAGGAAAGTAAGAACAAGAGTGACGCCGTAACCCGCGCGAAGAAGAAGGCAAAAGAGCTTGGCGGGTACGTCGGCGGAACGGCCCCCTATGGGTTCGTGCTCAAGCCGGAAACGCGATTCACGGCCGAGGGAAAGCCGATCGCCGTTCAGATTCCGTATCACGAACCGGCCGAGGCAAAGAACATTCGCCGGGTATGGGCGACCATCCGGCGCCACTTCGACACACCCACGGTAGGCGGCAAGACACACCCGGGGTCACTGTCCGGCATCTGTGTGCAGATGAACGAGGATGGAGTACCCACCCGGGGGCAACGGGACGGGAAGGATCGCAAGAATTCCCGTTGGGAAGTGTCGACCCTTAAGCGCATCTTGATGGACCCCCGGATAGCCGGATTCGAAGCTGTCCCGGTATTCGGCGTGAAAGCGGACGGCACACCGAGCACACGAGTGCAGTCGTACCGAATCCGGCGCGACCCCGAGACGGCCGAACCGATCAAGTTCTGTGAGCCGATCATTCCCCCGGCTGAGTGGTACGAGCTTCAGGCATGGTTGGAAACGCGCGACCGTGGCCGAGGACTTGCCCGGGGAACATCGCTGCTCTCCGGACTCCGCACACCCGATAGTGAAGCGGTGACGCAATGCGAATGTGGCCGACCCTTTGGGAGCCTGAACGCCACTAGCAAGACGTCGAACCCTGCCTATCGGTGCACCCGCCCCCGTGGTGGCGACTACCCCGGACAGCACACCGGGGGAGTCACGATTTCTCAGGAATACGCCGACGAGTACATAGCCCGCCGCATTTTCGCGCTCATTCAGACGGCCGAAAAGGACGCCGACGCGGGCGACGTCATGCGGGAGGCGGCAAGACGCTTCGGGGCGCTCTCAGAACCGGCCGAGACGGCGCAGGAGCGGCGGGCCCTGGTGGCGGAGCGTGCCGACGCCGTGAGGGCGCTAGAGGAGCTGTACGACGAGCGCGACGAGGGGGGTTTCCGGTCGGCAATCGGCCGTAGGCGGTTCCTGAAGGCGGAGGCAGCAGCGGAGGAACGTCTAGAGGCGGCGGAACACCGGCTAGCAGCGTTGGGGGAGTCGGACGTTCCCGTGTTGCCGCTCCGGCAATGGTTGCCGGATAGCCCCGACGTCGACCCGATCGGGCCGGGGTCCTGGTGGCACCAAGCCACGTTGGAAGAGCGGCGCGCGTTCGTCGTGCTCTTTGTGGAGCGAATCAGGGTCACCAAGGGGACCACCCGGGGTGGGCGACGAAATGACCCGCTCGCATTCGCGCGGCAAGTTGCGGGGCGCATAACGATCACGTGGGCACAGGCACCGGAACCCGTGGGTATGAGTGTGGACCTTAGCGCCGTCGCGTAGCCCCCTGACGGCCCCCTAGAGCGATTAGCAGCCCCGTTCGGCCCATCCGGTCGAGCGGGGCTCTTTCATGCCCGCAGACGGGCGTACAGAGCTTCGCTACGAGGTGTGGCCATTGCTTCACTCTCCGTAATGTCATGTACATGGCGGGCATGACGGCGATGACGGAGCATGGGCGGGCATACAGCGGACGGGGGCCGTCTGAGCTGCACTGATGACGCAATGACGGTTTTATGGATTTTCGGGAATCACATTGGGTTTCTAAGAGGCATACCGGATTCTGCGTCTCGTCCGTCATTCGTCATCAGGCGCGCGCCCCTCCCGCTGAGAAAGTGGCCCGCTAGGGCTCGAAAACCCCCAAAATAGGCCGCTCACTCACTAGATACATAGAGAGGGCGGGATTCCCGCGCACCCCTTTGGTTGTCGGCGGTCTGAGACCCCGTCCTCACCCCGTGCGCTCTCCAATGGCTAACTCTCTCCGGCCGTTGTTCTGAGTAAGCGCACGGGCGTTCTCTCCGTAGCTCAATGGGCAGAGCAGCCACCGCAAGTGGACTGCACAGGTTCGAATCCTGTCGGAGGGGCGAAGGTGCCCATGCCTATGACCATGGGAGTTATGGGTGTAGCTCAGTTGGTCAGAGCGTCGGTCTCCAAAACCGAAAGTCGCAGGTTCGAATCCTGCCACCTGTGCTAGAGCGCATGAAAACCCCTAGCGGGGTGGCAGTGCGCTTTTAAGGGTTCTTCCGAGACCCCTTGGCTTAGCGGGTAGCTCCCGTGTTTGGCCTAAAGTGTCCAGTAGTTCAGCGGCCTAGAACTCCCCGGGAGACGGGGCAACGTCGGTTCGAATCCGGCCGGACACAAGCTAGCCCGCTTAGGCAAATTGGCAAAGCCGTTGCGTTTAGGTCGCAAAGTTTCCCGGTTCGAGTCCGGGAGTGGGTACGTAACCACCTACTCACGTGAGTAGGTGCCAGCAAACGAGAGGGGCGCACGTGCGGACATGTATCGACTGCACCGAATGCGCCACCCACAAGGGGCGCTGTAAGGCGCACCACAACGCGTACGAGGGTCGGGCGTCAGTCCGGGCACGGCGCAAGCGTAGGGCCGTCATAGCACGGGGCAACAACGCAGCAGCGAACGCACGTAAGGCAGCACGCAAAGCGGGCTACGTCGAGTGCGCCTCTTGCCGTATGCGGTTCCTCGCGTCCGCTGTAGACGTCGACCACATCAAGCCCCTAGCCCATGGCGGGGAAGATGTGGACGAGAACGTACAGCTACTGTGCCGCCCCTGCCACAAGCTAAAGACCCGGGGTGACTTTGGAATACAGGCCCCTCCCTTTTAAGGGGTGCGGGGTTTGTTATAGGGGGCACCATGGCTTGGGCCGGAAGTACCCGTAAAGACCGGTTGCCCGGTGACTGGCTTACCCGTCGCGCTCATGTGCTACAACGTGATCGTTGGTTGTGCCAATGGGTGCGCGTGGATACGGGCACGCTGTGCGGTATGTATGCGACTGACGTTGACCACATCGAACCCAACGACGATCACAACGCATCTAATCTTCAGTCGCTCTGTCGTCATCATCACGCGCGTAAGAGCGCTCGTGAAGGCGCTGAAGCAACGAACGCAAAGCGTGAGCGAAGAGAACGCAAGCAAGACGAACAAGGTTCGATGCGTAAAGCAATGTTGAATGTCAAGCGCGAATCAATGTGATTTGAACACGCTTGAAATCAATGTTCTGCGTTACTCGCAGCGACACTTGGTCGCCGTGGGTGGGGGGTGACCCCCTTTTGTTTCTCACCCCGCCCGGGGGCCAATAGCAGCCCCGTTCGTGTACGGGTCTCGAACCTTTTCAGTAGCCCAACCAACACCACGCGCACACGCGCGCACGCGCGAGGAGGTGACGCCTTGGCTGGCTTCGGACCACCACCCAAGGAAAACAAGCGTCGCCGGAACGCCGACACGTTCGCCGCAGAGACGGACGCGCCGGATATCGCCGCTGTAGACGCTCCCACCCTGCCCACGCCTAAGCGTTGGCTAAAGGGCACGCGCGATTGGTGGGCTACGTGGGCGGAGAGCGGGCAAGCTGCTCACTTCACTGCGACCGATTGGCAGCGCCTACTAGCGCTCCTCCCGCTGGTCGACAGCTACAACCGACTTACCGTCTCGGCAAACGCCGAGGACACGCGCAAGATGCGCGCAGCGCTGGAAATCATCAAGGAAATCCGGCAGAACGAATCGCTACTAGGCGCGACTCACGTTGACCGCCTACGCGGACGAATGACCACCACTACCCCCGGCAAGTCCACCGACGGCCCAACGGCCGCAGTGCTTGACCTAAGCGCTTACAAGGGGATGTTTGCCGAAGGGGGCTAGCCATGCAAACGGGAAACCTCCCCGATGGGTGGCCGGAACGGTCCCTAGGCTGGCACATCCTCGCTTGGACTACCCGCTACATTCGACAGCCGGACGGCCCCCGAGCCGGTGAACCGTTCGTGTTCACCCGGGAACAAGTCAGGTTCCTAGTCTGGTTTTACGCACTGGACGAGGGCGGCAAGTTCCGCTATCGCATGGGTGTTCTTCGGCGTAGCAAGGGGTGGGGAAAGTCCCCGTTGCTTGGTGCATTCGCGCTGATCGAATTCGTGGGCCCGTGCGTCCCCGATATGGACGGCCCCGGGGTCATCGACCCATTCGGGAAGTGGCACCCGTCCGGCAAGCGCCGTAACGCGCCGTGGGTGCAAATGGCCGCTGTTTCGTATCAGCAGGTCATGAACACGCTTGAGCCGGTGCGCGGAATGCTCGCCGAGGGTCCGGCCGTCGCCGACTACGCGATTGACCCCGGCAAGACGCTGATTCAGTTTCAGCACGGAATTGGGAAGATTGAACCGGTAACGGCATCGTCCGCGTCTCTCGAAGGTGCCCGACCTAACTTTGTGGTCGGAGACGAGATTCACCATTGGCTGTATTCGCAGGGTGGCATGAAGATGATTCAGGTTATCAAGCGAAATCTTGCGAAGGTGGGCGGTCGAGCCGTTCTCACGACGAACGCGCATGACCCGTCCGAAGAGACCGTAGGACGCGCTGAGTACGAAGCGCATCTAGCCCGCAAGGAAGATGGGGGCCTAGATGACGTCCTGTACGACTGTGTAGAGGCTCCGGCGGAGTCTTGGGAACCTTCGGACCCGGACACCGTCCGAGGCGGTCTAAGGGCCGCTTACGGTGATTCCGTGTGGGTCGACCTAGAGCGCCTGCTAGCTGAGATCTACGACCCGACGGCCGACGCGCAGGAAAAGCGCCGGTTCTACATGAACCAAGTTGTTGCCTCTTCCGACGCGTGGCTAGAGCCGCTAGACGTCGATGCGGCGGCAACTCCCGTTGATCCTCCCGCAGATGGGGAGATGATCACGCTTGGGTTCGACGGTTCGCGCGGACACGACGCAACGGCGTTGGTCGCTTGCGACGTGAGTACCGGCCACGCGTGGCCCCTAGGCATCTGGCAGCGTCCAGACGGCCCCGAGGCGCACGGGTGGGAGGTAGACCGGGAGGCCGTTGATACGGCCGTTAGAACGGCGTTTGAGCGTTGGGACGTTGTGGCGTTCTTCGCTGACTTGGCCTTCTTCGAAGGCTACGTAGACCGATGGGCCGAAGATTTCCGAGACACGCTATTCGTCAAGGCTGCCCCCGGTCACTCCGTCGCATTCGACATGCGCCGCCGAACTAAGGACTTCACCGCTGCCGCCGAATCAACGGTTGCCGCATTCGAAGACCGAACGATCACGATCAGGAACGACTCTCGCCTAGTCACGCACCTAAAGAACGCTCGCCGACGACCTAACGCGTTCGGCGTCAGTTTCGGCAAGGAATCGCGCGAGTCCGATCGAAAGGTTGATGCCGCCGCCGCTTTGGTGCTGGCACGTGAAGCGCGCCGTAAGGCCATTGAGGCAGGCGTATTCGACAAGCGCACCCGACCGGGTGACGCCACCGTTTATGGATTCTGAGCGTTGGGCCCCCACCTACTCACGTGAGTAGGTGGGACGCGTGCCCCGCTTTGGGGGTACGTATGGACATCCGAGAGCTACTAGGCACCGGCCTAGCGCAGCGCAAGGCAGAAATGCCGGAACTAGTGCGCGTCGATAAGTACATGCGGGGTATTCAGGATGCCCCGTACTTGCCGAAGCGCGCAGAGGCAGAGTTCCGCCGTCTCGTTGCTCGCTCGCTTGAGAATTGGCTACCGCTGATCGTCGGCGTGGTCGCGCAGAACCTACGGGTTGAGGGCTACCGCAGCACCGACAACCCCAACGACCTTGAGCCGTGGGGCTATTGGGCAGCGAATCAACTTGACTCGCGACAGAACGCCGTGCATCGAGCGGCCCTCACCTTCGGTCGTGGCTATGTCGCCGTGACCCCGGGGGATAGTGGCCCGGCTATCCGGCCGGTCTCTCCGCTGTCCGTCACCGGGGTTGCCATCGAGCCCGACGCCGAATGGTTGGACGGTGCCGTCAGGTTCCTTGGTCGCACGAAGAACGGCGGTAAGACGTACGAGCGTTGGGAAGTCTGGGACGACGCCGACATAACCGAAGTGCTGACCCCCGAGGGGGAGCACGACCGGCCCGATACGTGGCTAGTCGGTGTCCCGGTTCCGCACGGCCTATCCCGCTGTCCCATCGTCCCGTTTCGGAACCGTTGGGCCGATGCGCCGGACGCTAAGCCGCACGAGCTAGGGGAAGTTGCCCCGCTCATTCCGATTCAGGACCGGCTAAACGAGACCACGCTAAACATGAAGATCGCTGAGTCTTACTCGGCGTTCCGGCAGCGTTGGGCAACCGGTATCAGCATTCCGCGCGACCCTAAGACGGGTCAGCCGGTTGACTCCTTTCATGCCGCCGTTGATCGCATGTGGATGGTGGAAAACAAGGATGTCAAGTTTGGTGAGTTCTCACAGACTGACCTAGGCGGCTATCTCTCGTCTCGGGAAGCTGCCATTAAGTCCATGTCCGCCATTGCGCAGGTTCCGCCCCATTACCTACTCGGCGGAATGGTAAACATCAGTGCTGACGCACTGACAGCCGCTGAAAGTGGGTTGTCTCGCAAGGTGCACGAGCGACAGTTGATGTTCGGCGAAGCATGGGAACAGGTGCTACGTCTCGCCAGTGAGGCGGACGGCGCCGAAGGTGCGGCCGGTGATACGTCGGCCCGGATCGTTTGGCATGACGCCGAAGCGCGTTCGCTGTCTCAGACAGTCGATGCACTCGGCAAGCTGTCCACCATGCTCGGTGTGCCGTCAGAGGCTCTGTGGGAGCGCGTACCGGGCGTAACGTCGTTCGACGTCCAGGCATGGCGACGCGTCCGCGAACAGTCGGCTACGGCCGATCTAGCGGCGCAGCTACTGACCGGACAGCACACGACGGACGCACCCATGGACGGGGGCCCCGTTGGCAGTCAGTGACCTAGGCGAGGAACTGACAGCGGCACACCAACGCGCACAACGCGCGCTTACGGGCAATGCGCTCAAGCGGCTATCCGCTGCGTGGGCGGCAGTTGACCCAACGGACGAGACATCTTGGTTGCGCTACGTCGCCGAGGCGGAAGAACTCTGCCAATCGGCGCGTACGCAATCCGGACAAGTGGCTTTCCGGTACCTAGAGCGGTTCCGGAAAGCCGAGTTGCACGCCCTAGGCATGATTGCCGACGGTCTCACGGTTGCTAGGCCCGGTGTAGCCGTGGCGGGGGAGCTTGAGAGCTTGATAGCTGCACATGGCCCCGCTTTCGTGAGACGACTGGTTGCAAATGGCGTGTCTCTCGAAGAGGCCAAGCGCCTAGCGCTATCAGGGCAGTTCGGCAACATCACCGGTCACATTCTCGGCCCCGGTCGGTCCGTCATCAACGACGGCATCGGCCGTGACCGTAAGTGCATCGGGTGGCGTCGGGTTTGCTCCGGTGCCGCTTGCTCGTTCTGCGCAATGCTCGCCACCCGTGGCGCTGTCTACAAAGAGAACTCATTTCGCGGCAAGGGTGCCGGTGGTGTGAGTCTCGCCGGACACGGCAAGCCGTCCCCCAAGGGTGCTCAGGTGCACCGCGCGTGTCAGTGCCAGATGGAACCGGTGTACTCGCACAACTCCCGCCCCACTGCCGCTGTTTCGCGGTACGAGGGGCTTTGGAAAGAGGCCAACGGCGACCCGGTCCAATTCCGCCGCCTAGTTGAGGGCCGCGCGTAACTCACCTACTCACGCGAGTAGGTGACTAGACATCAGGAGAGTTCCCCTAGTGAGTGATGAGACAAAGCCGGACACCGAGCCGACCGACGAGACTCCGGCCGTTCCGCCTATGCCGACCGAGCCCCCGACCGTTGGGGGTGACGCCGACACGTCCGCAGAGCTTGAGCGTCTACGCACTCAGCTTGCGGAGGTTGCGCCGATTGTTCAGGCGCATAAGGACGCTGAAGAGGCACGCAAGACCGAGGAGCAGAAGCTACGCGACGCGCTAGAGGGTGCGGAGCGAGAGCGGGACGAAGCGCGACGCGGGCTAATGCTCCGCGAAGTTGCCGAAGAGTCCGGCCTAGCTTCGGACGTCGTTGCCCTTATCCAGGGTGCGACTAAGGACGAGCTACTAGCAGCGGCGCAGAAGATCGCTGAGCAGTCCAAGGGCAAGGGTGTAGGCGCCCGCCCAACTCCCCGCGTGGGTGGTGGCGTTGACGCCCCGCCCAACGATTCCGACGATATCGACCCGGTCAAGCTGGCACGGGCTATCGCTAAGCGCGTGCGCTTCTAAGCGACGCTGAAGAAAGGTAATTGGCATGGCTGACAACGTGTTTGTTAAGGCAGAGAAGCTAGCGGCTGCGACCCTTGGCCTACTTGATCACCAGGTAGTTCTAGGCTCGCTCGTTGCGCGTGACTCCGGCGCTGACTTCATCGGCGCTGCGGGTGACACCGTCAACATCAAGCGACCGTCCAAGCTGATCGGTTCCGAAGAGGCCCTAACCCGGTCCACTACTCGTGAGATCGAGTCCGAGAACCTAGCTGAGTGGAAGATTGCCGTAAAGCTAGACACCCACGTTTACTCGGCGGTCGACCTGTCCGACGCCGAACTAACCCTAGACGTTGAGGACTTCGGCGCTCAGGTTCTCGACCCGCAGGCTAAGACCATTGTCCGGCGCGTCGAGAAGAAGCTAGCGGCTGCTCTTCAGTCGGCCCCGGCTATCGGCACTGTCGACGTCGACAAGGACACCGGCGACGAGATCACCGCCGGTAGCGTCCGTAAGGCGATCGTTAAGGCGCGCAACAAGCTAAACCGTCAGGACGTCCCGGTTTCCGGTCGGTACCTAGTCGTTGGTGCTGACGTTGAGTCGGCCCTACTGAACGACCCGACCCTAGTCCGCGTCGACACGTCCGGCAGTGACAGCGTTCTACGTGAGTCCATCATCGGCCGTCTCGCCGGTTTCACCATCGTCGTTTCGAACGACGTCGACCCCGGTACCGCTATCGCGTTCCACCCGTCGGCGTACATCCTCGTTAACCGTGCCCCGGTCGTTCCTACGTCCGCTCAGGGTGCTTCGAAGGCGTACGAGGGTCTTTCGGTCCGCGTGATGCGTGACTACAACTCGAAGACGGCTTCTGACCGTTCGTTCCTCTCGACCTACATGGGTATTGGTGAGGTTAAGGACGCTCCCGAGGGCACTGCCAAGGGCCAGGAAGAGGCGAAGGCGACGCAGCTTCGCGCCGTTTCGTTCAAGCTGAAGCCGGTTACCGCCCCGGTTGAGGGTTAATCATGGCGGAGCCTCTTGTTCCTATTGGGGACTTTGAGGCTCGCCTACCCGAGCCCCTTACTCCTGATGAGCGCACGCGCGTTGCGCTGTTGCTACAGGATGCATCGGACTTGATACGTGAGGAGGTGGGCCCGGTAGAGATACCGAGCCCGCCCCCTTTCACGGTCCGTCAGCTAGTAATGGATCTAGCCGGGCGAGTCTTGAACAACCCCAAGGGAATCACAACCGAAAATATTGGCGATTACTCGTACAGCCTTTCGCGAGTTGCCATCAATGGCATGTCGCTTATGCCGTCTGAGCGGGAGGCGCTTTTCCGCTGTCTGGGACTTCAGTACATGGGTTCCGTCCGCATGTCGTCCGGTCCGTCCGCGCGCACCGTGCGCCGAGAGACGCCGATCGGTTGGGCAGACGGCGAGTCGGTCACGTGGGGATGGTGACATGCGCGCAGAGCTACTACCCGACGCGTGCGTGATCGTCCGTCCAGGGCGTTCTAAGGACCGGTACGGCAACGACGTACCCGATTGGTCCAGCGCGACGCGTACGGCCGTCTACGGGCGTCTTGTGGCCCGTTCTGTGGGCCGTCTCGGCAACGGGGAGGTTCACACCGCCGGACGCACGGCCGTTGAGCAAGCGTGGGCGCTGATCCTCCCCCGGGGAACGGACATCGGCGCACGTGACCTAGTCGAGACCGATACCGGCACGTTCAAGGTTGAGGGACACCCGATCACGCGACGCACCATGCGGAGTGCGCACCACATCACGGCGAGCCTTAAGGCGGTGGAGTAATGGCCGGACAGGGCGTAAAGGTCGTCATTGATGAAGCCGCTATTCAGCGTCTCGCCGAGGACGGCCCCCGAGACATTCTCAACAATGCAGCCCGTAGCGCGCTGAGCGTCGCTCGTGCGACGGCACCGAGTGAAGGCAACTTCAGTTCGTCGTTCTCTATCCGGGAAGGCGTATCGGGCCGTGGTCGCGGATCGTATGTGTGGGTCCGGGTGTGGAATTCCTCGCCGATCGCGAACCTAATCGAGTTCGGCGCACCGAAGCGCAAGGGTCCGCGTAAGCGTGCTCGTGTCCTAGGCCGTGCGCTAGACGCTGCTGTCGGTCGAATGATTGGGGGCTGACATGGTCCCCGTATTCCCCGACGTCGAAGCGCTGACACTCAACCACCTTCGCGGAATCCTCCCCGAGGGAATCCGGTACGGCACTGAGGTACCGGGCGAGTACGACGGCGCACAGCCGTTCGTGATGGTTCGCCGGATCGGCGGATTCATCAAGTGGCCTGCCCTTGATATGGCGACGCTAGACGTCGAAGTGTGGGCGTCCACGCGCGACGTAGGCCACGACCTAGCGCAGCTAGTGACCAGTCACCTAATGCACACCCGGGGTACGGGTGGTGTCCCGTTCGCGCGGGTCTCCACTATTTCCGGTCTCGTGTACATGGTGGACGACCTAACGGAACTCTCCCGATGGGTCATGACCTTTCAAATTTCCGTCCGACCCATGAAGGGGGCCGACAATGGCGCGTGACGCCGAGGGCTTTAACACTGACCTAGTGCGGGTCGCAGTTACCGGCACTATCTACCAGGCACCGCAGGATACCGAGCTACCCGAGGCCGGTGAGCCGACCGACCTAAAGACGTGGTCGCCACTAGGCACGTTCAATGACGACGGCGTAGAGCACGGTTTCGCCGAGGACACGCAGGAAGTCAAGTCGTGGCAGCGTGGCATCGTGCGCGTCATCGTGACTGGCCGGACGCTGACCCTAAAGCTTTCCTCGCTTGAGTCCAGCCCGACCGTTCTAGAGGCTTTCTACGGCTCGGCCCCGGTGGTGGACACCGGTAAGAAGTCGGTAACCATCGACATTAAGCCGAACGTTGCCCGTCCGAAGATGGCTTACCTCTTCGAGTGGAAGGACGGCGACGACAAGATTTGGCGTATGCACATTCCGACCGGCCAGGTTTCGGAAGTCGAGAGCCCCAAGTTCTCGTCCGGTGACGCTGTCATGTGGGGCATGACCCTTCAGGCCCTAGGCGGTTCCGAGAACCTAGCGCAGTGGCAGATTGCCGACGCTGCGTTCGTCGCCGAGGCGGCCCCGACCCCCGAGGGCTAACACCCCGTCAACCGGTCACCTACTCACGCGAGTAGGTGACCGGACCCATTCCCCATAGCAGTACGCACGACAGGAGAGCACAACCAAATGCCTAAGCCCAACAAGTCGCGTTTTCGTCTGTCCGAGCTTCGGAAGGCGCACGCTGTCAAGACCGGCGGAGAGTCCATCACCTTTGAGTTTGAAGGTGAGGACTTCGAGATTCCGGCCCCCGGATTCTGGGATGACGCCGTAAAGGTGACCCTTAAGGATGGCGACGACATCGGCGCGGCTCGTGCGCTAATGGGGGAGCGTTACGACGACTTCACCGCTAAGGGTGGTCGAGCTGACGACGTCATGATTGTGATCGGTGCTTATGCCGACGCGCAGGGTGTGACGCTGGGGGAATAACGGCGCTCGCTGAGTTCGTGGACGAGTACGGGCCGGACATTGAGTCTGACCTACTGCGTTTCTGGGGTCTCGACCTAATCGCCGATCTAGGGGGCCCCCGGCTGACATGGCGTCGGTTGGGGGTCCTACTCGACCGAATGCCTGACGAGTCCGCGCTATATCGCGCGCTTGTCGGCAACGAGACGGCGCAATGGACCCCGGAACGTCACCTACTCGCGGGCGTGATTGACAGTCTCGGTGTTGTGTCCTACCTACTCGGCGGAACTCTCGTATCGCTGGGGGGCGTAAAGGAAAATCCCGTTCCCGAACCAAAGCCAATCGAGCGGCCGGGCGTGGAAATCGCCAAGCCTAAGAGCGGCGGGGACCGTGGCCTTATGTCGCTCGCTAAGAAAATGGGTCAGCCGGTGAAGCTGACCTAAAAGGGGGTGACCATGTCCGGCACGGCGAACGCTATGCGGGCAGGGGCCGCGTACATCGAGCTACAGGCGCGCGCTGACAAGCTACTAAGCGACGTCCAGCGCGCGGCGCGGCAGGCCGGACAGCAGGCCGGTGCGACGATTACGCAGAGCATGAGTCAGCGCATGGGCTCCATGGGCTCGAAGATGAGCGAAGTTGGGTCGACCATGAGTCGAAACCTAACGCTCCCGCTCGTTGGTGCCGGTGCCGCCATCATCAAAATGGGCTCTGACTTTGAGTACCAGATGGGGCGCGTAAAGAACATCTCGCAGGCGACCGGCGGCGACTTCGAGACAATGAAGAAGCAGGCTAAGGACCTAGGCGCGTCAACGCAGTTCAGTGCAACACAGGCAGCACAGGGCATGGAATACCTCGCAATGGCGGGGTTCAAGCCCAAGGAAATTTACGCTGCAATGCCCGCCGTTCTGAACGGTGCCGCTGCCGCGAATATGGACCTAGGCGATACAGCGAACATCGTCTCTAACATCATGACCGGATTCGGCCTAAAGGCCACCGAGGCGACCCGCGCGACTGACCTTCTTACTAAGGCTTCGCAGATGGGTAACGTTGACGTTCAGGGGCTCGGCGAGTCGTTCAAGTACGGCGGAAGCATGGCCAAAATGGCCGGTCTCTCCGTAGAGGAAACGGCGTCGGCATTCACCCTTATGGGTAACGCCGGTATGCAGGGTTCCATGGGTGGTACGGCCGTCGGTGCCGCACTGCGATCCATGATGAAGCCTAGCCGGATGGCACAGAAGGAAATGGATGCTCTAGGGCTCTCTTTCCAGACGGCTGACGGCAAGCTAAAGCCCCTGCCGGACATCATTGATCAGGTCGGTAAGTCCGGCATGACCAACGAACAGTTTCTACGCATCTTCGGCACCGAGGGCGGGCGCGCAATGTCGGCCCTGTCCGAGCAGGGTTCCGACGCTATGCGGAAGCTGACTAAGGACATTGAGGGCGCGGCCGGTACAACGGACCGATTCGCTAAGGACATGGGCACAACCGCTAAGGCGGGAATGCAGGGGTTCACGTCCGCCCTTGAGGGTCTGTCTATCGCCATTTCAGAGAGTGGCGTACTGGACGCGTTCACGCAGATTCTCGGCGCTGTCACAAAGGTTGTCCGCAAGATGACCGAGACGAACCCTGAAATCATGAAATGGGCGTTCGCGTTTGGCGCGGTGGTTGCGGCTATCGGCCCGGTCCTCAAGGTCGGCGGCGCGCTGTTCGGGTGGATGAGCAAGATAGGCCCGGCAATCACAGCAGTAAAGACCGCGATGCTGGGGCTTAACACAGCGTTTCTGACGAACCCGGTTACGCTCGTTGTCCTGGCGATTGTTGCGCTAGGCGTGGCGTTCTATGAGGCGTACAAGCACTGCCAGCCATTCCGCGAAGCGGTAGACAAGGCATTTGCCGCACTCAAGGTTGCCTTTGACACGGTCATGGTTGCACTACAGCCGGTGTTTGATGCTGTCAAGCGCGTGTTTGATCAGATCATTGGTTCGTCTGGCGACATGTGGGCAAAGGTACAGCCGATCCTTACCGCGCTGGGCGACACGTTCAAGTCTGTTCTTGGGCTGATCGTGGATTACGTCACCATGTGGGTTGATCTCGTAATGGCGATTTGGAATCGCTGGGGAGACAACATCATCGGCATGGTGCAGGGTGCTTGGGAGATAGTCAGTAGCGTTGTAATCGGCGCGCTCGGCGTTATTCAGGGCGTCATCAAGACCGTAACGTCAATCATCACCGGTGATTGGTCCGGGGCGTGGGACGGCATCAAGATGATTATTTCGTCTGTCTGGGATGCCATCGGCGGGATTATCTCGGGTGCTCTGACGTACCTAGAGAACTTGCTTTCCATTGCATGGGATGCGATCAGTTCGGTTGCACAGATCGCATGGAACGGGCTACTTGATTTCATCAAGGGCATTCCGGGCCGCATCGTTTCGTTCTTCCTTAACTGGACGTTGCCCGGCTTGATCATCAAGCATTGGGACAGCATCAAGAGCGGGACTATGCGTGTCGCTGGTTCCATGCTGGCTTACGTCCGTGGCCTACCGGGGCAGATTGTTGGTTTCTTCGGCAACTTCGGTTCGATGCTGTACAACAAGGGCCAGGATCTAATTCGCGGCCTTTGGAACGGCATTAAGTCGATGGGTGCATGGCTACGGTCAACCCTCATGGGTTGGGCAGCGGACATGATCCCGGGGCCGATTGCTAAGGCTCTCGGCATTCACTCGCCGTCGCGCTTGATGCGAGACAAGATCGGTAAGTTCATCCCTGCCGGTGTTGTTGAGGGCGTGAAGATGGGCGCCCCGGCAATCGCAAAGGTGATGCGGAACCTAGTTCCGACGCCTTCCATGCCGGGCATTGCCGCATTCGCTGATGATTGGGCCGCACCGATTGCGCCGCTTTCCCGCAGTGCTCAGCTACCGAGCCTCAAGGTTCCGGCACTGAATCTTGCCGCCGAGCGTCGCCCCGAGCCTGCACAGGCTACGCCGACCACCACGCCACACGTGACGGTCAACGCGCAGACGAACGCCAACCCTGCCGAGATTGGCCGTGAGCTTGCTTGGGTGCTGCGTACGGCGGGCCGCTAGGCACCTACTCGCGTGAGTAGGTGGTCCGCCCCTAGCCGGGCCGGGGGTACACACTGCCCCCGGTCCGGCCCCTACCCGCAAAGGTGCAGCCTTGCTAAACGACTGGTCACTTTCATACGGGCCGCTCACCATCGGTGACCCCGAAACTTTCCCCGCCGTGACGTTCAGGAACCTTGACGTTATGTCCATGCCTGAAATTCGCACCAATGACGTAACGCTGATTCAGCGCGACGGGTATTGGGCCGGTAACGACTACATGGGCGGTCGTTCTATCAGCCTCTCTCTAGAGGTTCACGCGGACACTGACGACGAGTTCAGTTCGGCAGTGAACATGATCTATCGCGCGTTCTCTCCCGCTGTCAACGGCGAGTCTCCGTTTACGTTCAAGATGCCGGGACTATGCAACGGGCGGGAAGCCTACGTAAACGCACGTACACGCAAACGATCCAATCCGCTTGACGCGTCTTTCGCGGCCCGGTACTGCGCGTTTGAGGTCGAGCTATTCGCAACCGACCCATTCGTTTACGCGACCGAGGAGACGGCGGTAACGCTGCGAAAGGACGTTCCAACACTCGTCCCCATTGATGGCTCACAGGTGGCAAAGCCAAGTATTGCGTTTACCACCGTGACCAACCCAAAGATTCTGAACGCCGAAACGGGAAAGTCTACGTTCTCCGTCACCCGTACCGGCACGTTCACCGTTGACGGGCCGAACTACCTTCCCGGTAATCGGTACCTAACCCTTTCGGAAAGTGGCACGAACGCGAACGCGTCGGCGCTGTTCACGTTCCGGGATATGTGGGCATGATGGCTACTTACCGTGTGTACCTTTACAACATGCTGACGCAGGCTGTTTACGCTGAAATCCCGTTCTCGGGACTTAGCTACAGCTTCACCATGGATGAGGCAGGCTCCGCCACCGTAGAGATTCCGATCGGCGCACCGAAGCGTGACGGTAAGGAACTAACCCCTGATGACCTATTCCCCGTGCGTACGGGTATTGCCATCGAGCGAGACGGACAACTCGTATGGGGTGGCCTCTTGTGGACATACAAACTCGACCTATCCAGGCGCGTAATTCAGATCAGCGCGGGTGACTATCTGTCCTACTACCGCTACCGCCATGCGGGCGGCGCAACGGCAATGAATCTGCCGAACATGGAACAGGCATTCATGATCCGCTATCTGATCACGAGTGCAGCTAACGGCATCAAGACCGATACATCGGGGCTAGTCGCAACCAACATGGTCCGCGACCGTGTTTGGAACCCGTATGAGTTCAAGCCGGTAGCTGAGATCTTCGCTGATCTTGCCGACGACATTACGTCAAAGGACCTAGTTACCGGCAAAGAGGGCGGGGGGTTCTTCCTGTACTTCGAGCCGTATTGGGTGACGCAAGGTACGGCTATCGGTAATCGCGTTTACAACACGCTCAACCGTCACCCGTATGACAGTGGCGTAAGTCTGCACCAGGGCGTGAACTGCGAATTTCCGGATATCTCGATTGACGGCACCGGCCTAGTCACGACTGCATTTGCTGTCGGTGCGACGGACGGCACGGCGAGTGTCACCCCGTACGCGACCGACACCAACAACGCACTACTTGCCAAGATTCCGCAGGTAAACCAAATCCTTAACGAGACCAGCGTTAAGGAGGGAACGACCCTGAAATATAAGTGCCGGTCGGCGCTTAGCTTCGGCTCTATCCCGGTGATGCTCCCGCAGGCGAACACGTACCCGGGTCTGTTCTCGCCGCTGTCTCTCAAGCCGGGCGCAAGCGTCGGCGTCACGACTGATGACGGATTTCTGAACCTGATCGGTGAGGACTACGTCATTACGCAATCCTCGGTTTCCGTGGCCTCGGACGGCTCGGACCGGCTTTCTCTGTCACTCGTACAGACTGACCTATTCAAGGAGACGGCGAACTAATGGCACGTCCAGGAACCACCGAGCCGGACCTAGTTTCTGAAATCCGCAGGCTACAGAGTCGCCTAGAGTCGCTAGAGCGCAAGCCGGTACCGCAGACCATTTACGACCGGTACCCGGCAACCGAGGCATCCGTAATCAAGCGTGAGCCGATGAACATCGTTGGCGTACAGCAGAACGTATGGAATTCTTGCGCTGTTTCCAACGTGACCGGGCTCAAGTACGACCGGGTTGAGTGCCGGTTCTCGTTTGAAAACATGATGCCCGCTGTTCTTGAGGGTGAGTTCCGGCTAGCGACATTCCGGCACTATCAGGCGACTGACCGCCCACAGAAGACCATTGTTACTTGTACCGATGCTTGGAAGTTCACGGGGATGCCCAAGAACGCGCCGAATCGATACACGCTGCATGCCGTGTCTGTCCGGTGGCTGCACGGCCTACAGTACGGATGGGACTACGGCCAGGGTACGGATAACGCCGTTTACACCCTTGAGCTACAGCACCGTTACGCGGTACAGAGCCCAATTGACGACCGCCGACGAGTTTTCACCCATTACATGGACGGCAACCACGGGACCGATTACACGGTTGGCAACTGGCAGTTTGGCAACGGTTCCAACGGCGTAGGCCCTGGCAATAACTGGTTTTTCGACATGTGGGACAAGAACGCTAAGGGCGGTGTTCCGCCGTATGGATGGTCCATCGTTGACCCGCAAGGCGATTGGTACGGCTCGCCGCAGCTTTACAAGGTCAGTTCCATGGAATATTGCGCCGGACTCCCCGAGGACCGCGCACCCGACGCCACACCCGCCGGTAAGTGGCGCGCATACGTTGATGCCGGGGGGAAGATGATTCGCCCCGCAAGCACTGTGATTAATGAGCGATACATATGAGCTTTTCGACTATCCCGGCAGGGCTAGAAATCATCGTCCCCGTTCTCGTGTACGCCGCATTTGCGCTGCAAAAGTTCAAGCGTGGACTTACGGATACGTGGCGGGAAGAGGCCGAGGGGCAAAAGGAACGCGCGAATCGGCTAGCCGAACAGGTGGCGGAACTAACCGCCGAAGTCCGGGCCCTACGCGCTGAGAACGCAGAACTACGCAACCTGATAGGCACGGATCACCCGGGGACGTTCCTTGGTGGTGAGGGGGAGTAATGGCAACACTGTTCAATCTGCCCGCGTCGGTCCCGGCGGTCACGCTTCACGCTAAGTACCTAGGACCGGACGGCCGTCCGCTGCGGGGTTGGGTGGAAATCCTCGCCCCTACGCCGCTTACGTTCCCCGAGGCACAGGCATTTGTTACCGGCCCGGTTGTGATCCCGCTTGACGCCGAGGGCGGGTTTACCGCCACGCTCCCGGCTACGGACGTTGCGGGTAGCAACCCGTCCGATTGGGCGTACTGGATCACCGAGAAGCTACAGGGGATGCGGGATCGCAAGCCGTACGCGATCAAGCTTCCGCAGGCGCTTAAGGACCCGTGGCTAGACAAGCTTGCGCCGACCAACCCCGGAACCCCCAACTACGTTGGCGTTGAGGGCAATCGGATCTATCAGGGTGCCGCTGTTCCGCCGGTGGGTCTCGGGCGTCACGGTGACATGTACGTTCGCACCGAAGTAACTGCCGCATTCCTGAGCGTGTCTGACACCCGCGTCACGGTGTACATGAATGTTGACGGCACGTGGGTACTTCAGACTGGCGAAGTTCGCGGCTCGAAGATCTACGTAAACACCGGGTCGACGGCGAGCACCGCCACTAAGCCCGGGGACCTATTGATTCGGTCGGACAACGGCGACTTTTACCAGCGCGACGCGACCGGGTGGGGCACTGTAAAGGGCAACCTAAAGGGCCCCAAGGGTGTACCCGGATCGCAGGTGTACGCGTTCGCGACCGGTACTGAGTCTCAGGGTGTCGGCGTTGAAGGTGACTTTGCCATTCGCACCGACACCGGCAACCTGTATCAGTACGTCACCGGGGCCGGGTGGACGGTCAAGGGCAGCATCAAGGGCCCGATCGGGCTTACCGGCGCTCAGGGTGTCAAGGGCGATAAGGGCGACGTCGGCGCGACCGGTCCCGCTGGTGCAACCGGCGCCAAGGGTGCAACCGGCGCAACGGGCCCCCAGGGGCCCCAGGGCGAGCCCGGCAAGGATGGCACCGGAGCGGGCACCGTAACCGCTGTGAACGCCGTACAGCCGGACGGCACGGGCAACGTGGCGCTAGCGGCCGGTGACGTCGGCGCGCTGTCCACCACGGGCGGCACAATCACCCCTGCCACGGGGCACGGGCTCACGGTGTACGGGAGCACCGATCCGGCTACCTACTTTCGGATCACGGCCGAGGGTCACCCGTACAGCAACAGTACGCGCGCCACGTTCTACAACGTCGGCATCGGCGACACGGCAACCCCGTTCGGCGGCGGCAAGTTCGTGCTTGGGTTCAAGAACGCGGCCACTGTGCCGACCACCAACCCGACCAACGGCGCGGTTCTGTACTCCGAGGACGGCAAGCTAAAGCTACTCAACACGACTGGCGATGCTGTCGAGTTGGGCGGCGTGCCGGACGGGACGTTGACCACGGCCGACGTGAACGTTGCGAACGGTGTTGCGCCGCTTAACCAGTTCGCGAAGGTGCCGACTGCCAACCTGCCTAGCTTGTCTTCGCTGTACGTCGACGTTGCAACTCGCGGTGTTGCGAACGGGGTTGCCACGCTAGACGGTACGGGCAAGGTTCCGACCGCTCAGCTTCCGGCTATCAGCGGTGGCGGGGCTAAGAACTCTTGGACCCCGGACGCGTTGGGTTTCGCCGCATGGTCGGTTGATCCTGCTGGGCTCATTGGCTACAACGCAACGAACACGAAGTACACCAAGCTTTCGCGCCTGTACCTAAGCGGCTTCAACATCACGGAGCCGACGCCGGTAAATAGTGTGGTCATGTTCGCGCGTGGCTACGGTGGTGTTGCGGCGGTGCGGGTCATGGTGGGCATCTTCCGTGAAGACGGCACGCGCGTGGCGACTTCCGCAGCGACGAACCCGACCGGGGCGGGGCAGCTTGCCGGTAGCCCGCCGCAAATGACGTCTAACCACTTCGGTGCCGTCCCGGTGAAGCTCAGCACGTCGCCGACGCTACAACCGGGCCGGTACTGGGGTGCGTGGGTCATGACGGCCGGTGGTACGGCTGACTTCGCGTACACCCACATTGCCAACGACGGTTTCGCTATGGGGAACTTCTTTCTTGGTAAGACGTTCGCGCGTTCGTGGTACATGGAATCGCAGACGACCATGCCGAGCACCGTCAATCAGGGTGCATCTACCGCGCTGATTGATCACGACGTCCCGGTTATGGCGCTTGCCATGACGTAACCCACCTACTCACGTGAGTAGGTGACGCCCCGTCCGGCGATTCCGGGCGGGGCTTTCGTATGAGAGGAAACAGAGCATGTCCCGTTTCAGTGGCGCTATTTGGCGCCCCATCCCCGACAACTTCACCGCCGGTGGTCAGGACTCCGTGCATGGCGTCGTGATCCACATCATGGACGGCACGCTAGCCGGTACTGACTCTTGGTTCCGCAACAAGTCGGCGCAGGCTTCGAGCCACTTCGGAACCGGCCGAGACGGCACGCTGTACCAGTGGGTTGACACTGCTAACCGGGCGTGGGCACAGGCAGGGGGCAACCGTACGTGGCTGTCCATCGAGAACGAGGGACGCGGGGGCGACGCGCTGACCGATGCGCAGATCAACCGCTGTGCCGATGTGCTGCGTTGGGCCCATGAGGTGTACGGCGTGCCGCTACAGCTAACCAGCGACCCCAACGGGCGCGGCCTCGGGTACCACGCCATGGGCGGATCGGCGTGGGGCGGGCACACGTCTTGCCCCGGTTCGAAGATCGTTGCTCAGCTTGCCGAAATCGTGAAGCGCGCGGGTGGGGGCAACTCGACTAGCGGGGGCGGTAGTTCGAGCGGCGACACGTACACCGTGAAGTCCGGTGACACGCTGTCCGGCATCGGTGCCAAGCTTGGCATTCCGTGGCAGACCCTTGCCGATCTAAACGGCATCAAGGCGCCGTACGTCATCACCCCGGGCCAGGTGCTCAAGACCCGTAAGCCTGCCGGTTACCAGCCGTTCCCGGGTGCTGCGTGGTTCAAGGGCAACCCCAACTCCCCGATCGTCACCGCCATGGGCAAGCGCCTTGTTGCCGAGGGGTGTTCGGCCTACTCGTCCGGCCCCGGTTCGCAGTGGACCAACGCCGACCGCGAGAGCTTCAAGAAGTGGCAGCGAAAGCTAGGCGACGCTCCCGCGTACTGTGACGGGTGGCCGGGCGCTAGGCAGTGGGACGCGCTGAAGGTTCCGCGCTCGTAACTCTGCGTATATCCCGCGGGGCGCCTGCAGAGCCCTAGAATCCGATCAAAACGGACATAGGGAATGCCGGCGGGCGCCCCAATTTTTACAGACAGTGATGAAGGGAGTTTGTCAAGTGGGGTTCATCAGGGATCACGCGACCCGGCTATACGCGCTCGTTGTGGCGGTTCTCGCGCTCGTTGCGCACTACGTGCCCGACATGCCGACCGAACTAGTCCTAGGCGTCGCAGCGGCGATCCTCGGTACCGGTGAGGCGGTGCAGCGGGTCGAGGATGCGAAGACCGTTGCTGCGGGAGACGGACGGCACCGAAAGGGCTAGGCCATCGGCTCACTAGACCCGGGGAGGTACACCACCTAACCGAGGAGAGAGCCGATGCCGACGCTTCCCCATATCGCGATCATGGGACGGGCGCGCAGCGGTAAAGACACCGTTGCCGCGCGTCTCGTGTCGCGCTTTCAGTACACCCGCGTAGCTTTCGCCGACCCGCTTAAGGGAATGGCGCTCTCCGTCGACCCGGTCATATCCGCTGCACCGGGGACGGGCTCTTACGGATTCATTCCGTGGCGCCTTAGTGACGTCGTCCGGCAGCATGGTTGGGATTCCGCGAAAGAGGATTTCCCCGAGGTTCGCCGGACACTTCAGCGGATCGGCCAATCGGTCCGCGAATTCGATTCGGACTACTGGGTAAACATCGCCCTGGATAAGGTCGACGTCGCCGACACGTGGAATCTCCCCGTTGTCGTAACCGATGTTCGGTACCCGAATGAAGCCGAGGCGCTGAAGAACCGGGGTTTCCTCCTCGTCCGCGTACTCCGCCCCGACTTCACCGCCGAGACAGTCACACCCGAGGAAATGACCAACCGCAATCACGAAAGCGAGACAGCGCTAGACGACTACCCCGCAGACCGCGTACTCATCAACGGCGGGTCTCTCTTCGATCTAGACACCGAGGCCGACAGCCTCACCGCATGACCCAAAGCCCCTCACTTGCCATGTGTGCAGGTGAGGGGCTTTTCTGCGTTCCCGGGCACCTACTCACGTGAGTAGGTGGGGTGTGGGTGTGGTACGTTCCTCTCGAAGCACGGCAACGGGCCGGGCGGGGAGAGAGGCAGCGGACATGAACGAGCGCAACGAACTTCAGGAGTGGTTCGACCTGTCCGCCTCGAACACGTTTGCGCTGGTCGGCAAAGGCAAGACTCCGCACCTGTCACCCCGCAATGACGACACGCTGTGCAGTCGGGCAGTTAGCTCGTACATCGACGTTTCCGATGCTAACGAGATGAGTGCCGCACCCTGTGCGACGTGTTGGAAGCGCATGGTTACCATTGCTGACGCTGCGTCTGCTATGCTGCCCGAGCAGCACGACAACGACGAAAACGGAGAGGGTGGGGAAATGCCCGCTAAGGACGAGACCAAGACCGAGGCCAAGCCCGAGACGGCAGCGGAGAAGAACGCGCGTCTCCGTGAGGAGATTGCCGCGAACATCGAGCGTGTGCGCTCGCTCGCCGAGGCGGAGAACGCCGAGGGCGCAAAGGAACTGTCGGCCGAGACCGACACCCTGATCGGGCAGCTTCCGACTAAGGACCGCAACAAGCTGCGTCGGGACCTGTCTGCCGCGAACGTGGCGGAGCCGAAGGCCGAGGAGCCGAAGGCTACGCAGAGTAGTGAGGTGGTTACAAAGACGCCGACCGACTTTGCGAAGATCCCCGGTGTTCCTGAGCTGGTCGAAGAGGCGTCGGCAAAGGTTCGCGAACTTGCGATCAGCAAGTTCAAGGGTGGCCACGAGATCGCAGCGAAGATCTTCGAAATCCGCACGCACATCAAGACGGACGCGGGTTACATCGACTTCGCGGCGGACACCGACGCCGCTAAGAAAGCGTCCAGCACGGTCTACGACGCGATCACGGAGAAGCTTGCCGAAGAGGGCGAGAACGAGGCGGACGACGCTATCCGCGCGGAGATCGGCAGCATCAAGAAGAGCGCGCAGAACGCCATGGGCGACGTCAGGGCGCTGTTCATTCGGGCACTGGACACGTCGTCAGACGAGGTCAAGGCGCAGTACCAGTACGCGCAGGATGCGCACCCGGACAAGGCGCTGTCTGAAGCCGTCTTCGACTTCCACAACATCACCACCCGCAAGACTCGGGCGGAGATCGCTAAGGCAGCGCGGGAAGCTAAGGCGGCTCTCGCGGCCCGCGTCAAGGCCGGTGAGCTGACGGAGGGAGAGGCCGAGGCCGAGGCGCAGGAAGCGGGACTGACCCCCAAGGAAAAGACCCCGACGGAGCGCGTAAAGGCCGCTGTGAGCAAGGCCGGTAAGGCCGTCAAGGCGGTGGCGACGGCGGATGACATCGACATTGACGAGGTCGCCGACGACATGGACGACAAGGAGCGCGATGCGCTCAAGAAGTCCATCAAGGCGCAGATTGCAGAGCTTCAAAAGATGCTCGGCGCGCTGAGCTAGCCGGGCCGGACCGGGGCCCCCAAACCTTCCCAGCGAAGGGGAGGGGGCCCCTTTCGCATAGGGGACACCACAAGATGTACCGAGCTACCGTCCGGCGCCTGAACGGCGCTCAGACATGGTCACGGCCGTTCGAGACGGCCGACCTAGCGGCGCGGCAACTGTTCGTCCTACTCCGTGCGGGTGGATGGACCGGCACCGAGGACGACGCCGTTACGGCACTGCTGACCGGTGATCCGCTGGTCTGCAAAGGGTTCGAATATCAGGTGAGCGAAGAGAGGGCCGACTAGTGGCACGGCGAGAGAACGGCGACGTAGAGCGCGCGGGCGGATTTCTGTTCGTGTGGGGTGAGCGGGACGCCGACGGGCACGCACAGGGGACTGTGTGGCGCGACAACACTGAGCAGGACTACCAGGGGGAACCGGACGCGTACGTTAGGGAAAGTCATTTCACCGGAACGCTCATGATCAAGGGCACGCCAGACGGATACGAAATGGGCATGGCGACCCTAGACGCTGCCGCCGGTTTCGCATGGGGGTACCACACTGCCCGTAGCGATGCACAACCCGCGTACGAGGTGACGGCCGAAGACCTAGCAGCGGCTACGGGTGCTATCGCCGACGCGCGGGAAGAGGGGGAGCGATGACCCACAAACAGACCCGACGCGCAGAGGTAACGGGTTGCGGGGCGGGTGGAGTCTCGCGCCCGGGGATCATGCCGGACATGGTGACCATGTCCCTGGACATCACCGACCCCCGGGACGAGGGGCGACCGGTCATCGCGCACATGACGCCGGACAAGGCGCGGCATTGGGCCGCACTGCTGACCAAGATGGCTGACATGGTCGACGCTCGCCGCAGCGTCGCCGAGGAGGGGCAGCGATGACCGACCGAGAGAGCGCGAGTGCGGAACGCATCGCATGGACGAAGGTGTGGCAACAGGCGCAGCGACTCACCGCGCAAGAGTTCGTGCGTTGGGCCGAGGGGAGCGGGTTCACTCTGACCGGTCCCGCTGTGGAGCACACCAAGCGCATGAGCGGCGACGTGCGTAAGCGGTTCGAGGAGGGGCAGCGATGACGGAATGGGCACTGTTCACCATCGACGGTGACGACGACACGCACGCCGTGACGGACAACGGCAAGGCAAGCACCTGTGGTAAGGCCGTCAGCTTCCCCACGGGCAGCACGGACGCGCCGACGTGCCCGGTGTGCCGGGCGGGTCTGCCCGACTTCCCCGGGCAACTGGTCAAGTGGGCAAACGGGCTCACGTTCAAGCACGACCCCGGGGCCAAGGGCGGCAAGGTGTACGAGGGGGAGACGCTGCGCGGCTCGTTCATCTTTGTGGACGCAGGCGACGACGACACCCCGTGTGGTGTCTACGTCAAGGGGTGGACCGAGCCGGATCACTTCCTGTACGCCGACACGTACGACGGCGCGGCAGGGTGCCTGTACGCGTATGAGATCGGGCAGCGGGAGGGGAAGAGCGACGACACCCCTACGCCGCGCGCGTCGTTCGCTGAGCGCATCGCCGACCGGCTCAATGAAGCGGGGGTTCCCGTCACGGCAACGATGACACCGGAGATCGCCCGGCTAGTCCGCGAAGAGCTAGAGCGCACCCCCTAGACGCTCACCTAAGCGCCCCTTAGCCCCGTCTGGCCCCTGTGGTCCGGCGGGGCTTTGCTATGCCCGCAGACAGGCGCCTAGCGCTTCGCGCCTCTACGTGATCAGCGCGAGACCCTGAGCAACCAATGATGACGAATGACGGTTTAGATGGGTTTTCTGAAATCCCATTGAGAAGTTACAAGAGAAAGCCAAAACACCGTCTCGTCCGTCATTCGTCACTGTGGCGCCCCGTAGGCCGCTGACTCCCTAGACCCCGGGAGAAGGCACCTACACCCCGGAAAGGGGCACACAGCATGGGTAACGTCCGCACCATCAAGCGCGGTGGCTCTCGGTTCTACGTCCACCCGGAACGACCGGAGATCAAGGTTCCCGGTGTTACCAGCGTGGTCGGGATGCTCCCTAAGCCGTTCCTGATGTTCTGGGCAGCGAAGATGACGGCCGAACTCGCCGTTGACTCCCTGCCGTTCGTTGAGCAGATGGCGCAGCGCGACCGACAGGGGGCCGTCGACTACCTCAAGGGTGCAAGTCGCCGGTACACAAAGGTTCGCGCCGACGTCGGCAGCGACGCACACGACCTCTTTGAGCGCATGATTCGCGGCGAATACGTGGGCAGCGTCCACCCCGATCTAGTGCCGTACCGCGACCACTTCGCGGACTTCCTTGCCACCGTGAACCCCGAGCTAGTGCGCGCTGAAGACGTCGCATGGTCGGACGCTCACGAGTACGCGGGAAGCTTTGATGCCGTACTCCGTGTGTGGATCGGCGACGACGGCAAGCCGACCCCGGACCGGTCCGGTACGCCTCACCTCCTTATGTGCGACTGGAAGACCAGTAAGGACACGTACCCGGACGTTGCTTTGCAGATGAGCGCTTACGCGCACGCTGATCGCATCATTCGCCCCGACGGTACGAGCGAGCCTATGCCGGAATTCGACGGCGCGGCGGTACTCCACATCACCCCGGACCAGTGGGCATTTAAGCCCGTCCGCATCGACCGTGACGTGTTCGAGTTCTTCCTGACGCTGCGCAAGGTTTTTAACTGGGATCGGGACGTCTCTAAGACCGTCATCGGCCGTGCCATTGCGAAGAGTTCGGGAAAGCTTGAGACCGGCACGCAGCGACGCGCCCGGTAGGCCATCGACTCACTAGACCGAGAGAGAAGGGGGCGAGCGACGGACCGCACGGCAGATGAGCCCAACTCACCTACTCACGCGAGTAGGTGACACCGGCTCACGTGGACACGTGTGGGAATCCTCGCTCGCCCCTTTCGGCCCAATCCGCATTACCAGGGGAGAGACCCGTATGGCTATCCGCATCTTTGAGACCGACCCCGACGCCATGCCGAAGGCGCGCCCGTCTTTCGCCGATGACTTTGTTGGTCGACTGCACTCCGGCCGTGCCGTCAACGGCATTCCCGAGACCCTTAACACGTGGCGTTTCTCGACCGGGGATAAGGTCGTTGCCGATTCGGTCGCGCAGCTTTACGGCGGTCAGCCGGTGGAGACTGACACGACGAATGAGAACTTCATCGACGTTATCAGCGACACTGACAAGATTCTCGTTGTCCTCGACGGTCCCCGCGCGATCAACTCCGATATGAAGCTGTGGAATCGGAACAAGCTTGTTCACCACTGCGACGGGGTTGCGTTCCTTTCTCCCGAGGAGAAGAAGGGTCAGCCGTGCCGGTGCCCGGGGCTTATGGCGGAGCGAAAGCAGGCCGCTAAGGACTTCATGGGTCCGTCTCCGTCTATCTCCGTCGTGTTCCGTCTCGCCGAGGATTACGACCTGGGTAAGTTCCGCTTTCAGACGGGCTCTTGGACCATGGCCGAGGTTCTGCACGAGTATGAGAACGCCCTTTCCATGGTCAAGGGTGAGGCGCTTTGTGAACTCTCGCTAGAGCTGGTCGAGTACACGACTAAGAAGGGCCGTGACGTCTCGTACCGAAAGCCCGTCATCAAGGTTCTGAAGTCGTACAACGATGCGATTGCCGACGAGCGCTGACATGTCGAACACCTACCTTCCCGGTAGCACGCTGACCGACTTCCCTAAGTTGCTCCGTGTGCTACCGGATGAGGCGATACGACTTCCCCTTTGGGAATACGCGCCTAGCGAGCGACCGGCAGTGATTCACGAGCGGCGACGGCGCTTCGGTGTCGATGAAGAGTGCGGAGATCCTGAGTATGGGTAAGCGTGGCGTAATCACTGACTATGCGGGTGAAGAGCTTTACCGGGGTGACCTAGTCGCCTACTCGGCACGGCAGGGTAACCGGGTGCGCATGTCGGATGCGGTAGTCATGGACGTGACGGCCGTTCTCGAAGGTGGTCGACTCCGCCCCATGCTGCGGGTGAAGCCAACCGGCACGGAGAGCGGATTCACTAAGCGTCGTTCGCTCCGCGCTGAGTGGATCTCGGCGGAACACGTCCGGCTCATTGAGCCCGGTGTTACGGGCGATGACAACGACGACGACGAGTAAGAGACCGGCTAGGGCCGGACGGTGCCGATGTGGTGCTGTCCGGCCCTTTGTCGTTTCACCACCTACTCACGCGAGTAGGTGCGAAGGGGTTCGATGGACAGGAAGATCACGGCTACAACTGCCCCCGCACTAGGGGATGTTCGAGCCATGGGCACGGGTGACACCGTGTGGATTGTGCGGGGCACGGAGACGCGTAAGGACTGGCCACGGTACGCCGACGCGATCGGCGGTGCAGCTTCACGAGGGGCGGATATTCGATGGGTGGCGTAATGCAGGGGGAACCGTTCGCGGTGGCGTTGCTCGGCTCGCTGATCGGTTCGGTTCTCGGTGTGCTAGGTCTCGCCGTGGGGCTAGCCGTTCTCTACGCCCGGGGGAAGCGTGGCTAACCCCAACAAGGCACGCGGGACAGCGTGGGAGAGTGCCATACGCGACTACCTGAACGACCGGCTAGGGCTGTACGTCGACGGGTGGCGCGAACTGCCGCAGTGGGTAACGCCGTTCAGGAATCCGGCTGACCCGCTCAACATCAAGAGGCAGGCTCAAGAGGGGAGTTACGACGTAGGCGACGCGCACGCGTGGCCGTTCATCCTCGAAGCAAAGGACGTCAAGAGTCCGGCCGTGCCGTCATGGCTACGGCAAGCCCTAGTCGAAGCGCGCAACGCTGGATTCCCGTACGGGGTCGCCGTGCACAAGGTGCGTCGCGCGAACGTGGCCCGGGGCCGGGTGCACTTCGATGTCAGGACGTGGACGCGCGTGCGTCTAGCGCTGTCCCTGGATACCTGCACCATGCGGGCGCGCTACGGCTTCACGCCGACGCTCCGAGGGCTGGATACGGGCCGCTGGTACGTGACTTGTGAGCTAGAGCAGTACGCGCAGCTACTCGCCGACGTGCGACGCGCGCAGTAGCTCGAACCCCTGGCCTGTCTCGTGACGCACGCCACACGGTGTGAATCGCGGGACAGGCCATCGACTCACTAGAGCGAGAGAGAAAGGGGTTCACATGCAATTCGCTCAACTTCTTAGCCGGTTCTCGGATGTCTCCGAAGAGGCGGACGGGGGATACCTCGCACTCTGCCCCGGACACACCGACTCTCGTCCGTCGCTCCGTATCTGGCGTGGGGATGACAACAAGGTGAGGCTTACTTGCCGCGCCGGTTGTGACACAGCAAACGTCGTCAAGGCTGCAAACCTCACATGGGGAGACTTGTTCAACGCAACGGGAGACGGCGCCACGGTGCCGCGTGAAAAGCCGTCCCTTGTCGGTCCGGGGCCGACGGCCGCACTTGCTCAGTACGTCGACCGTGCCGCCGATGAACTGCATTCGTCCGACTCACAGGTTGGGCCCGATGCTCTCGCGTACATTGCCGACCGGTTCGGCATGGACGAGGAGACGGCACGGGATCTCATGCTTGGTGCCGATGACGGCGCATGGGTGACCAACTTCCCTTACCGTTCACGGGCGTTCATGGCGTACCCCCGGCTTACGGTTCCGCTCGCTGACTTCGCGGGCGTGGCCCGTGGTCTACAGGGTCGCGACTTGTCCGGCGGTTGCCCGGGGCGTTGGGTCTCGCTCCGCAACCCCGAGGCGCAGCGGTGGAGCCCGTACGGCGTCTTTCGCGGGCAGGGTGGGTACGGGGTCACCATCGTGACTGAAGGGCCCGGAGACGCGCTTACAGCGGTTGCCGTTGGGTACGACGCGGTAGCCGTCCGGGGTGCCGCTCTCGCCGGTAGCCCCGAGCTTGCCGCCGAACTTGCGGCGGGGCTCAAGGGGTCTCAAGTCATCGTCGCGGGAGACAACGACGCTGCGGGGCAGGGGTTCACGCGTCGTCTGTCCGTTGGGCTTGCCGCCCACGGGGTCGACGTCTACGCGCTGACTATCCCCAACGCTGGGGACGACCTTACGGATTGGCGCAAGCGTGACCCCCTTGGGTTCGCTCGTGAGCTGCACCGTGCCGTCAAGGCAGCTCGCCCCGTGCGGGACAGCAAAGAGGCCGAACGACAAGCCGTAAACGCCGAGTTGACCGATCGCACCGGGGCCGATGTTGTCTCGTCCGATCAGGGCACCGAGGCGGCGCGCATCCTCGCGGGGCTCATCAACCGTTACGGCGAGTCTGACGCCATGAACGCACACGCGTTGGTTGCGTGGTCAGACGGCCGTATCAAGTTCGCCCCGGGGTTGGGCTACTACGTGTGGAACGGCCGGACGTGGGAACGGTCGGAAGTCAAGGTGCGGCAGGAGATTCACCGCATGGGGGCGGCTCTCGTGCTGGCAGGGGAGACGCAGAAAGCACGGGGGTTCACCATGACCACCCGGATTGATGCGTTGATGACCGAACTTCGCAGCGTGCCCACGGTGCACGTCGAAGCGTCGGAATTCGACAACCGGCCCGACTTGCTCAGCTTCCGTAATGGGACTGTCGACCTACGTACGGGCGTGATGCGTCCGCACGATAAGGACGACATGTTGACGTACTGCCTTGACGTGCACTACCGGCCCAACGCCGAGTGCGCCCGTTGGGAACAGTTCCTTACGGAGATCTTCCCGGGTAACCCCGACTTGCCCGACTACATGCGCCGCATGATCGGGTACGGGATCACCGGCCACACGTCGGAACAGTGTTTCGCGGTGTTGTGGGGCAAGGGTGCCAACGGAAAGAGCGTTCTTACCGACACGCTTACGGCCGTCTTTCGGGTGATCAGTAAGACAACCCCGTTCGCCACCTTCGAGGAGAAGGCAAGCGGCGGTATCCCCAACGACGTTGCGGCGCTGCGGGGTTCACGGCTGGTCATGGCCGCTGAAGGTGAGAGCGGTAAGCCGATGTCCGAAGCGGTGCTAAAGCGGGTGACCGGTAAGGACATGATCGCTGCGCGGTTCCTCCGGCAAGAGTTCTTCGAGTTCAAGCCGACGTTTCTTCTGATGCTTGCGACGAACCACAAGCCGAAGTTTCGCGGGCAGGACGAGGGGTTGTGGCGACGCGTCAAGATGATCCCCTTTAAGCGTTGGTTCGCGCCGCACGAGCGGGATTACGGCCTTGACGAAAAGCTGATGTCCGAGGCGGAAGGCATTGCCGCATGGGCCGTCCGTGGCGCTGTCGAGTGGTTCGCTGGGGGGCTTCAGGACCCGGGCGTAATCAGCAAGGCAAGCAAGGAATACCGCGAGACGTCCGATGCTCTCGCGGGGTTCTTCCCGGGCGTGCTGGAAACGTGCGATGACAGGCACGTGATGAACGGGACCGAAGCGTTTAACACGTACCTGGATTGGTGCGAAGCGGAGAACCTGCCGGACAAAGAGCGTTGGACGCGTCGCGCGTTCTATGACGCCATGGAAGAGCGCGGGGTGACCCGCAAGAAGACGGCTAAGGGCATTGCCCTTGTGGGGCTCCGTGAGCCCGCCGCAGTGTCTCCGGCCGAAGGTCCGGGCATCTTCGCCAAGTAACCACATAGCCACACCCCTACGGGTCACCTACTCGCGTGAGTAGGTGGCCCGTTCGCATGTGAAGGAGAGAGCACGTGCTTACCTACCGCCACAACGTCGCCGGTGATGATGTCAGCGTCCATGTCCCCGCAACCGCCGAAGAGTTGGACGACTTCCTAGCGTGGGCACAGGATGCCAACCGCCGGGGTCCGATCGCGCTGGACACCGAGACAACCGGCCTTGACATCTTCGGCACTAGCTACCGTCTGCGTACGGTGCAGTTCGGCGACGCGCATAACGCATGGGTCATCCATTGGGAGCGGGGCGGACACTTCCGCCGGGTGGCGCTCGAAGCGCTGCACCGTATCCGCCGGTTCCTGATTCATAACGCCCCGTTCGACTGGCTTGTGTTGGACCGTCATGCGGGCATTCCGCTTGAGGAAATGGCGCCCCGCACAACTGACACAAAGATCAAAGCAACCCTGATCGACCCGCGTCAGCCGATGGAAGGGGGCACCGGGACCGGTCTTAAGCCCCTGTCGGCGTACTACGTCGACCGGACGGCGCCGGACACACAGGGGGACCTTACGGCGGTGTTCCGGTCCCTTGGGCTGACTAAGGCGACCGGGTGGGCGGGTATCGACCTAGACCACCCGACGTACAACCTGTACGCGGGACTTGACGTCATCCTGACGGCCCGGCTTGATCCTGCGCTGACCGCCGAACTGTCACGGCTCGGCGTGCGTACCGCACTCGTCCAGTACGAGCACGAGATAGCCCGCATGTGCAGCGTGATGCAGCGCAAGGGGTTGGTACTCGACCGGGACTTTACCGAGGCACTGAACGCGCATCTTGCCGAAGAGTCCGAGGAGCACGCGGGACGTGCGGCCCGGTACGGGGTCGAGTCCGTGAACTCGAACAAGCAAATTGCCGAAGCACTCACGGGTATGGGGGAGGTGCTTACCGAGACGACGGCCGGGGGTGCCGTCAAGGTCGATAAGGCGGTGTTGCTCGCTCTCGCTGATATGGATCTCCAGTGGAACCGGCTAGGGGTCCGTACGCCTAACCCGCTCGCCGATGCGGTGCTTAGGTCGAAGCGTGCGGGCAAGTGGCGGTCGGCGTACGCCGAGACGTTCCTAGAGACCGTGGACGATCAGGGTCGGATACACCCGTTCATAAACACTCTGACTGCCCGGACGGGTCGTATGTCGATTACGCGTCCGGCGCTGCAAACGTTGCCGTCATCCGATCAGATGATCCGGCGCTGTCTGCTCGCCGACGAGGGGCACGTAATGGTGTCCACGGACTTTGCCGCCGTAGAGATGCGCGTTCTTGCCGCACTCGCCGACGTGAAGCGAATGAAAGAGGCCATTCGGAATGGCCACGACTTGCACGACTTCACGGCGTCCCTCGTGTTCGGCCCGAATTTCACTAAGGCACATCGAAAGCTTGCCAAGGGAATTGGGTTCGGAAAGGTGTACGGCGGTGGCGCTGCGACGATTCAGCGGCAGACCGGTGCACCCATGGCGGAAGTGCAGCAGGCACTAGCCGCGTATGACCGCGTCTATCCGGAGATCAAGCGCGCGTCCAACCGGTGGCAGCGTGAAGCGTTCCAAACCGGCATGGTCCACGTGTCGGCAACGGGTCGACGCTTGCCCCTGGACCGGGACCGTACATACGCAGTGGTCAACTACGCGTGCCAGAGTGCCGCGCGTGACGTGCTCGGCCAATCCATGATGCACATGGAAGAGGCAGGGTTGTTGGACTACTGCCGCTTGCCGATCCATGACGAGATGTTGGCGTCAGTTCCGGCGAGCGAAGCGGAAGAGTTCGCGCGGGAGTTTGAGCGGTGCATGACGTTCGATCTCTTCGGCGTGCCGATCCAGAGCGAGGCAGAGATAGGCCGTCGTTCCTGGGGGTCGCTGTACGGGGCCGACGTCTAGTCGTTGTGTTGTGTTGTGGTCCGTCACTCTGCGTCGATGGTGGGTGCCCTCGTTGTCGACGCGGAGTGACTTTACCTGTAACGAGTCAAATACTCTCGGGCACCTACTCACGTGAGTAGGTGGGGGGTAGATCACATCGGGGCCGAAGTGGGGACATGTGTCCGCTTTTAGCTTCCATGGTCATCAACCCGTTACCGGCATACAACCTAGGTATGACTCGGTAAAGCAACCATCGTTCTGAAGGCTGATACCTGGTAACGCCTTGGAACCCAAGGCAACCGCTCACGACGACTGTCGGTCTCTTAGGTAAGAACGGGCTTTCGCCTACGTATGCAAGTCAGCTAGCTTCATCCCAGCAACGACGACGGCGAGCGCTAGCCGGGGTCACCGCAACCGCCCGGATGGGTCCGGCTAAGAGTGTGGCTCAGGTCACACAGGCTGGCAGCGCGAAACGGGCCCGTCCGGGCCATCGACTCCCTAGACCCGGGGAGAAGACACCGAAACCGAAAGAGGTTCACCCCATGGACGCGCTTACCTTCGAGCAGATCACCGCAGCGCAGAACAACGACATTGCGGCTACGTCCGCAGTGATCGAAGCTACCGAGGGCCGCGTAACCAAGCTGGCAGACATAGCCGCGCGGCGCATGGGTGGCCGTCTTGAGGACTACCGCGAAGAGTTCGCACAGGTTGGCCGTATCGCGGTGTGGGAGGCGCTTAGCCGCTTCACTGGGGACACCGTAGACAGCTTCTTTGCCTTCATGTACTCCACGGTTGAGAACGTGCTTATGGACGCCGTACGGAGCGAGCGGAACGGGGCGGCAGGGGCCGACGCCGACGCGGTAAAGGTGTTCGCGTCCATGCTCGAACTCGCCAACGGTGATGTCTACCTTGCCGAGAAGCTGGCACAGACGGTGCCGCCCAAGGGTCGACGTCTCGGCCGTGACCGTGCCAACGCCGCCCGGCTTGCCTGGCAGGGTGCTGAGTCCATCGACGTGCCGTCGCCGACGCAGAAGAACAACGACCGGGGTTACTCGCCGACCACGGGCGGGAACAACGCGCTGACTCTCGCCGAGTCGCTTGCCGGAACGATCGGTGTTCCCGAGGACCTGATTACGTCGGCTGACGTCACCGCCGAGGAGCGGCGCCGTAAGTGCGCGGTTATTCAAGCCGTCATCGACACGATGGGGGATTACCAGGCGCACGTTATCCGCGCGTCGTTCGGAATCGACCCCGTGGGGTTCTACGGGCGTGGTGACAATGACGACGAGTTGGCCGCAGATATGGGCCTTGAGGTTAAGCAAGTTCAGGACGCGCGTAAGAAGGGTCTTCGCTCGTTCGGTAAGCGGTACATCAAGGTTGTTGCAAAGGACGCCGAGCACGCCGACGAACTCACCGCCGCCATGGCTGAGGAACTGAACCGTAAGAACTGACTTTCCACCGTTCACGCACACGCATACGCATACGCATTCACGTAGGGGAGACACGCAATGCTGAAGTTTGACACTGCCGACGGTGGAACCATTGAGATCACGCGCACGGGCTACGTGGTCGACATGCACGTAAGGGCGGCATCGGGCCGGACGGTGGCCACGGTGACCATGAACGACGACGACGCGGCGGCGCTGCTCGCCGACATGCGCGCAGTGGTCTAGCGCAAAGGGGCTTCGGCCCCGTAAGCCCCGGTAGCTCAACTGAGCAGAGCGCCGACCTAATCGGAGGGTGCGGGTTCAAATCCCGCCCGGGGCACTCGGCATTGCCGAACATCAAGAGGAGAGAGAAAGCATGTTGAACGTGACGCGAGAGACCAAGGCAACTCTTACCGCGCGTGCGGGTGGAAAGGTGCTCGCATGGCACACCGACCGTGAGCGGGGCGTTCTGTCCGTCGCTGTCCCGGGGGACCGGGCCAAGCTGTCCCCGGTTGAGGCGCGCAACCTTGCCGCGTGGCTGCTCGAAACGGCCGATGTGCTCGACACCCCGGACCGGTCGCCGCTCCGCACTGCCAAGCTGCCGGGGGACACTGCCACGGGTTCGCGCCTGTGGCGCTGAGTGAGCCGTTCCCCTTCGGCGCGGACGGTGACTTGACCGGACCGGAGTACGTAGCGGAACGCGCGGACTACTACCGCACGGCGCGGAAGCTGATAAGCGAGCACGAGTGGCCGGGGTCCTACGATCCGGCCGACGTGCTAGAGCTTGCCGCCTATCTGTCGGGCGACCACAACAGCTAGACACACAACACCGAGACCGGGTCATCTACTCACGTGAGTAGGTGGCCCGGTCGCGTTGGGGAGAGAGAGACACACAATGCATGTCGACGTGATCGCGTCGACATGCATTGCGTG